TTGATTTGATTGATGAACAGGGCCTTGCCAGTGCTGCTGGCTGATATTTATGGGTCTATTGGAACATCATCCCCCGCCGCCTATGACACGCTGTGCGCGCTCTTTCGCGACACAAGAACAAAACCCGAAGACTATGACCTCATCGTGACGGGCGACCTCGGCAGGCTCGGGCATCAGATCGTCTCGGACTTTTTCGCGCGCGATGGGCTCCCTCTCGGTGAGCGCTGCACCGACTGCGGGCTTCTGCTCTACGACATCGAATCGCAGGACATGCACTGCGGCGGCAGCGGTTGCGGCTGCTCGGCAAGCGTTTTGTGCGGGTATCTGCTGCGCGGGATGCGCGAGGGCAAATGGAACCGCATCATCTTCGCGCCGACGGGCGCGCTGCTCTCCCCCACGACGACATTTCAGGGCGAGAGCATCCCCGGCATCTGCCACGCGGTCGTATTCTCGAATCACAAGGAGGGATAAGCGGTGGATTATCTGAACGCCTTTCTCTGCGGCGGCATCCTCTGCGCCATCGGACAGATTCTCATCGACAAAACGCCCCTAACGCCCGCGCGTATCCTGACGGGCTATGTCGTCTGCGGCGTTTTGCTGACGGCCATCGGCGTCTACGAGCCCATCGTCAAATGGGGCGGCGCGGGCGCGACTGTGCCGCTGCTCGGCTTTGGCTACTCGCTCGCCAAGGGCGTGGAAAAAGCCGTTCAAGAGCAGGGGTGGCTCGGCGTGATGACCGGCGGTCTCAGTGCCACGGCGGGCGGCATCGCCGCAGCGGTCGTCTTTGCTGTGCTGATGGCGCTCATTTTTAAGCCCGGTGACAAGCGGTAATAATAAAAAACGAGGAGAGGGTTTTCACCCTCTCCCCTTTTATGGAAAATCACTTTTTACGATGCGCGCAGGCCGGACTCTTCGATCTGCTCAAGCGTCATCACTCTGGTGTGGCAGATCGGCTTCCACTCGACCTTCGTAAAGAGCGACGCAATGCAGATCGGCACGTAGGTGAGCATGAAGAGCGGGAACGTGAAGGCGTAGAGCACCTTTTTCCACGCCGCGCAGCGGATATTCTTCCACTCCGTCACGGTCGTGATCGCGCCGAGCACAAAGAGCGTTAAGTACAGGCTCATCAGCGTTTGCAGCACGGAGAGCGCCAGCACCGCCATCGAACCGCCTGACGTCGCGTTCGCGATCGCCGCGCCGATGTTCACGACCGCGCTCACACCTGTGAGCACCGCCGCGGGCATGATGTTCATCGTCATGTCATAGCAGGAAAAGCTGCCGCGCGCAATGCCGGAGAAGAGCTCGGAGGCGTACTTGCGGAACACCTGCAGATAGCCCTTCGACCAGCGCATGCGCTGGCGCCAGGACTGGGCAAAGCTCGTGGGCTGCTCGTCATAGAGCACCGCGCCCGCCGCGTAGCCGACCTTTTCCCCGCGCACGACGTTGTCAATGGTAAACTCGATGTCCTCGGTCAGCAGGAAGAAGTTCCAGCCGCCGCACGCTTCCAGCACACCGTCGGAAAACAGAAAGCCTGTGCCGGACACGGCGCAGCTGCTTCCAAGGCGCATGCGCGCGTTATTGAGATACTGCGCCTCGCGCAGGAACCACAGCGCATAGCCCGCGGAGATCCAGTTGTCGCCGTAGTTTTTGGAGTTGCGGTAGCACGTCACGATCTCATAGCCGCTGGAGTAGACCTTCTCGATCTCGGAGATAAAGTTCGGGTCGAGGATATTGTCGGCGTCCAGCACGAGATAGGCATCGTAGTGCTTGCGGCCCGGGCGCTTGATGCGCTTGAGCATTTCATTGAGCACATAGCCCTTGCCGACATGCACCGTATCGTGGCGCTCAAAGACGATCGCGCCGCGCTCGCGCGCCACGCGGGCCGTGTCATCCGTGCAGTTGTCCGCGCCGACGTAGATGTCCACGTGGTCCATCGGATAGTTCTTCTGCGCGTGGATGCTGTCGAGCAGCTGGCCGATGACGTTTTCCTCGTTGCGCGCGGCGATGAGGACGGCAATGCGGTGGTTTTCATTGCGGCAGGTGAATTTTTCCGCTTCAGCAGCGCCACCGCCACATAGAAGAATTGATAGGAATAGCATACGAAAAATAGCGCCATGATGACAGCGTTGATCGTGATGACAGTCTGCATAATATGTTCCTCCATTGCCGGAAGCTCCGGCCCATTTTGGTTTCTTTCCCGCCTGTGGGAAAAGTTATATCATGCAAACCTTGTGATTCCACTGTGAAAATTCTTAACAAATTCCGAACATCCACGGTAGAAATTATTAAGCACACCAAATAGATGCAAAAAAGCAGGCCAAAGGCCTGCTTTTCTCACTTTACACGTTTTTATTTTGAATTGATGCCAAAAGGCCCTGACAGCCCGTCGAGACATCCCGCCACGTCGCTTCAAAATCGCCTGTATACCACGGGTCGGCGACGTCGCCCGGGCGATCGGTGTAGTCGAGCAGCCGGTGCATCTTCCCCGCCGGATCACCGCCGCAGATGCGCTGCATGTTTTTGAGGTTCGCACCCTCCATGCCGATGAGCAGATCGTACTCCTCGTAGTCCTGCGCCGTGAGCTGGCGCGCAGCGTGTCCCTCGCAGGAAATGCCGTGCTCGGCGAGCTTGCGCCGTGCCGGTGGATAGACCGGGTTGCCGATCTCCTCCCGGCTGGTCGCCGCCGATTCGATATGAAACTGTGAAGCAAGCCCTGTCTTCTTCACCAAGTCCTTCATCACGAACTCCGCCATCGGACTGCGGCAGATATTGCCCAAGCAGATAAATAAGATTTTCGTCATAGTCTTTCTCCGTAAATTTTGATAACCGTAGTGTAACAGAAAAATGGAAAATCATCGAGAAGAAATGCTGTCTTTTCGTTCAGAACTTGTTTGTAAATTCGATACTGCCTTTCCAGTCCATAGAAGGCGTGCTATGATTTTATGGGAGCGCAGAACACACTAAAGAAGTACGGAGGTGTCACATGACTGCAGATCAAGGACAATATGAGAAATTTATGGAAAAACTTTCTAAATCAGGATTGGAGCTCCAAAAGGACTTTAGCCGCCTCTCGCCGGAAAATCAAAAGCGTTTTATGTAAGAGGTCAACCAAAGGCTAAAGTGTTTTGGACATGCAGTAACCATTGCCGATATTCTACAGAGTCTATTTCGTGGGACGAGCTGCTATCTTCTGCCCAGGATAAAATTATAAACAATAGCGTCAACTGTAGAACAAAATCGGTGAAGTAAACTACTATGTCGCCCACAATGTAGCCCACGGAAGGAACTATTCCAAGCCGAAGCAAAAACGTTTTTACCAAAAACAAGAAAAACCTTGAAACCGCTATGGCTTCAAGGTTTTAACTTGGCGCGGAAGAGAGGATTTGAATTCGCAAGCAGGTGTAAAATGCTGTAAATGCGCGTAAAGAAATCCCTGTGTTTTCAAGGCTTTTCTGGTTTTGGTGTAAAATGCTGTAAAGCCCTGTAAAAGCTGTTTGGGGTAAGCTTAGGGGTCAAAAATAGGATTCTTTGTCTCTTACAAATGACCCTGCTTTTGTCTTTCTGTCCGCTATTCTTCTTTGAAATTCGGATGTCTATATAAGACTACTGTTTCTCCGTTCTCGATCTTTTCTTTTTTCAAAACTGTGAGCATTGATTGGTTTTCCATATAGTCAACATTTTCTTTTGCAAACGCAGACTTGCAATAATGCTGATGTTCGTCTTTTTCATCTATGAATACAAAGTATGTTTCGCCTGACCGCTCGTTTTTTATGATAAAGTCTGCATCGATCTGGCTATTCCCTCGCACTTTTTGAGCGTTGAACTGTGCAATTAAAAAATCACCTTCCAGTGTCTCTTTCAGGCCAATAATTGCATCTAATCGGCCTTTGATCCTTTCCCAATTCCGCCCGTTTTCAATTCTCCTGCCGTCCATTCTTCCATTCAGTAGTGCTGGAATCAGCTTTTCGCCATAGTATTCTGATATACGGATCCCAAAATCAACGTCCCGGGCATACTGCATTCCCGACAAGTGGGGAAAGTCCTCAAAAGCAAACTTTAGCCGAATATGGAACGCCTTGCCACGTCTGCCGGTTACAATGTGATATTCAGTTTTGCTCAATCGTTCCCATTCCCGAGCAGCCTTTACAAGTAGACACATTTCGACATTTCCCCTAAAAAAAGCGGAACTCTGAATCCAGAGCTCCGCAACAGCGTTTTCTTTCGGGTTTAACCCTACATCAGCCTGTGGAAACCGCTTAACCCTAATACAAGACTCCACAAGTGTACGGATGCTGACCCCATCACTTGCTTCAACGTCACGGCAGACAATCATGTTGTTGCCTACTTAGAGTATATGCACTTCTGCCTGTTTTGTCAATGAGAATTCATGAAATTTCTTTATCTCTGTGGCGTTTATCATTAAGTGCGAAAGAGCTAATAAGCTCCGACGCACTTATTTTTTTTACGCAGAAACGGAGGCGAGGCTATGAAATACGAGTGCTTAAAGCTCGAGGAGCGGCGGATTATCGAGGAAATGTACGCAAAGGGCGCAAAGCCGGGCGAGATTGCCGAGCGTGTCGGAAAGTGCCAAGCGACCATATACCGCGAGCTCGAGCGAGGCAAGACCGGGGAAACGGACTCCCGCTTTCGTCAAGGGTATAGCGCGGCGGTAGCGGAGGCTCGAGTAAATCGGTCGTACCGAAATAGAGGCCGTCGGAAAGCGGCTCAATAAAGAAACGGAGGTTACTCATACCATGTTGAAAATTAAGAACACAAAGCATCTCGATACGGCGGAGGAAATCTTTACGGAGTTCCTCGACAAGTTCCAAAAGTACGCGGCGGAGGCGGCGGAAATCTCAAAAGGGAAAGGCAATTTGAGCCCGGCGGATAAGTTGAAAGCTCTCGAGTGCCTCGAAACGCGATACGCGGCTTTGAGCAACTTTTTCACGGGAGAACTCGGGTACGAGGTAAGGCTCGAGGACGGTTTTCTCTTTACACAGTATTATTTCAACCGAATTTTCTACTTTCGTCAGATGGCCTCTATTGAGGCAAGCAGGGCGAGCAGGACGGCGGAGGCGGCGGAATGAATGTTTTCGAGAAAATCACGGAGAGCCCGGAGGCGCTGGCAAGCCTCCTCCGGGCAATCCCGGCGATTGAAACGCCGTGGGACGATGCTTTTCATCGGCTCTATTGCTCCTCGTGCTCGGCGGCGGATTGCGACGACTGCCGCCGCCCGGAGCGGGATAGCCCGCTATGGTGGCTCGGCCTCCCGGCGGCGGAGGTAGAGAAATGAACGCCGATTTTTCCCATACTTGCGAGGGGTGCGAGCACGTTGTTACGGAGCCGTGGGCGAAAGACATTATCTCCTATCGGTGCTTTGCTCCCGGCAGATGCAAGGGGCGCGTCGTTGGCGTGAAACGCTTTGACCCGTATATCCCGGCATGGTGTCCAAAACTGGAAAGGAGCCGCGAGAATGGATAAAACGGCATTATTGAAGAAAATCCGCGCGCTTGCCGAGCACGGAGTCGGCGGCGAGGCCGAGAACGCCGAAAAGCTCCTCGCTCGCATGATGAAGAAATACGGCATTTCGGAGGCAGAGCTCGACGAGGAGACTCGCGTCCGCCACGACTTCACATATCACGGCGGGGAGGAAAAGAAAATCCTCCGGCAAGTGGTCTACAAGGTCACGGGCGGCTACACCTACGAGCTCGTATATACCGCGAGCGGGAGCAAGGTTAGGACTCAACTCGGCGCGGATTGCACTCCCGCCGAAAAGGTGGAAATCGAGTATCTTTTCGATTTCTATAAAAGACTTTGGGAAAAAGAAAAGGACGCTTTCCTCGAGGCATACATTCAAAAACACCGTATCTTTGCAATTCGCGCGGACGTAGAGCCGCGGGAAATGAGCCTCGAGGAGTCTATCAAAATGAGAGCTCTCATGCGAGGCATGAGCGACGAGAGCCCGCTCCGAGCTATTGAGGCTTGATGATGGAAATATGCGGGTACAGAGTCCACGGCTCCGGCGACTGCCCGAATTACGAACAAATGCGAGCGGCTTTCGTTCGGCGCGGAGACTGGCTTAATTGCGCCGGGTGCTGTCAAATGTGCAAAGAGCGCCGTACTTGTGCGCTCGCTTGTGAAGAAGTCCGACAAATGTCTATTACCGATTTTACAAAGGAGGCCAAACAATGAGTGAAACGAGTTCAAGAGTCCGACTTATGGCAAACCTACAAGCCGCCGTCGCGGAGGCCGTCTCCGGCACGATGGAGGAACGCGGGCGCGGCTTTGCCTCTGACCGTGAGGCGTGGGCGGAGCTGAAAGAGTGCATCGAGCGCACAAAGCAGATGCACACCGACATTGAGAAAGTCCACAAGGAAATGTGGAGCGCGGTCAAGGACAGGAACGAGGACGCTTTCGCCGAGCTCTCGCAGGAGTTCGAGCGGAGTTCCCGTATTCTCGCCGAGGAATGGGCGCAAACGTCCGCCCTCGCAAAAATCGCCGTTATCAGCGAGGAGGGCTAAATGTGAATTGCCACGGGTGCAAATGGCTTGACAGATACAAGAAAGACGGAAACGGCTATTGTTGCATGGTCGAACGTAGCAAAACGCAACGCGAAAAGGTACGCCGCCCGGATATGGAGCGTTGCGAGCTTTACAAGCCGGGCGATTTTAACACGAGATACAGAACGGAGGTAAACGAATGAAAAAGCTCTATTCAAAGAAACTCGGCGGAGAGGCGTTCGCCCTCGACGCGGCACAACTGGACACTCTGAAAAAGGCCGGTTATACCGTACCGAGCCCGGAGGAAGTTATCGCGGACGCGGCGGCGGTCAAAATCGAGCCGCCGGAGGGAAAGCGGGCGTATGTCGTCTTTGATTTCAAGACCGGCGCTTTCGCAGTCCGCACGAGGACGCAGACTCTCAAAGATAGCGAGGTCGGCGGCTTCGTCGGAGAGGTCGTCTCGGCGGCTATCTTGTGTAACTTCGTGGAGCGGGCAGACCCGGACAGACCGAAAGCGGAGGCTCCGACGGCATCCGCGAGCGCCTCTCCCCTTGTGAATATGCTCCGGGACGCTATTCTCCGCTCGGCGAGCGGCAAGGCGGCTCCGGCGGCGGACGAGCCCGAGGACACGACCGGCGCGGCGGAGGTAGTCGAATGAAAGCTCGGATAACGTGTCCGTATTGCGGGACGAAAACGGAAATCGAGGTCGAGGAGCTTCGCAATATCTCAAATCTCGTGAATTGTGACGTTATGGAGGGCGGGTGCGACCGTATTTTCGTTGCTGATATTGCCGTAAGCGTTACGGCCTCCGCCCGCAAAGTCGAGGGAGAGGAGAGCCGGAACAATGATTAAGCTCGGCGACCGCATCACGGTAAAGCCCGCGACGTTTGACGTTCCGGGCAAAGATGGAAAGCCGAAAGGAGTTCCCGGAACGGTCGTATATGTCCATCCTGCCGGGCGATATTGTGTCCTCGAGTTCGAGGTAGGCAGACGGGAGCCGACGACCATTCGAGAGAGCTTTCAGCTTATCGACGGGAGGGTAGCAGAATGAAGCACGAGCAATCAGCACCGGCGGGATACCGCCCGCGCTTTGCCGGGACGATGAAATTATACCTCGTCCGTCACAAGGAATACGGCGAGCTCACCGTAAACGGCGTGAACAAATACGAGGCAGTACACGCCGCCGCCCGTGCGTGGGGCGTTCGGTGGACGGCAATCGCCCGGGAGTGCGAGTATATCGTACTCGCAGAGGATACGCCGGAGGCCGGTAGGCCATGACAAGGCAGGAGCGGCGGAAACGCCGCAGACAGCGCCGCCGGATGCAAGCCGCCCTCCTCGCCTCTCTCCTCTTTACGTTGGTGCTCATAGTGACGCTCCGCATCCGAGAGACAGCACCGGAGCCGGTCGCGGAGCGGACAAGCGCACTTGCGGCGGAACGGCAAACGCTGACATACATAGCACCGGCAAGGCCGGAGGCGGCGGAGGAAACACCGGAGGAGCCGACGGTAGAGCCGGAGCCCGAGAACAGATACGCGGAGCTCCATTTCAGCGACGAGGACGTTTATATCCTTGCTTGCCTCGTCTACCACGAGGCGCGCGGCGAGAGCTTCGAGGGACAAGTCGCCGTCGTCGAGGTCGTTCTAAACCGTATGCTCTCCGACTATTTCCCGGATACGGTCGAGGAGGTCGTATTTCAGAAATACGGCGACGTATGGCAATTCTCCCCCGCTCCGTACCTCTACTCGGCGGAGCCGGACAAGGAGCAATATCTCGCGGTGCATACCGCCATAGAGGAGCGGGAGCACATTCTTTCGGAGGATACGGTCTATTTCTCGACCGCACCTTATAACGAGAGCGTCGATATGGTTATCGGCAATCACTATTTCTGTAAAATCTTTTGAACGGAGGAAAAGACGATGCAACTCATTACCACAAGGAACAAGGAAATCTCTTTCGCGGAACTCAAAAAGGCCATTTCGAGCGGGAACGGCCTCGAGCTTATCCGCCCGGGCGACAAGTTCGCTATCGAGCTCAAAAACGGCGAGCACGTCAACGCCGTTTGCGGCGGATATGTCAACGAGAAGCGCGCCCGCTTCGTCCTCGAGGACTGCCTCGCGGATAAGTGGCGCATGAACGACACGCCGACCAACAAGGGCGGATACCTCAAGAGCGAGGGGCGGCGACACGTCCTCGAGGATATTCTCCCTCTTTTCCCGGACGAGCTCGCGGAGGCGTTCGAGCCTCGTTTCTTGTCCGAGGAAATCGACGGAGAGCGTCACGAGTACGCAGATACCATGTGGATACCCTCCGCGACCGACGTTTTCGGCGCGGGCGATTGGTGGAACAAGGAGCCGGACAGCTATCAACTTGAGATTTTCAAGCGTGAGCGCGACCGCGTGAAAGAGGTAGCCGGGGAAACGTGGAGTTGGTGGCTCCGTTCCCCGTATGCGAGCTACTCCAGCTTTTTCGTGCGTGTGAACACCGACGGCACAGTCTACTACAACAACGCGAACGGTTCCCTCGGCTTCGCGCC